GTCGATGTCGTAGTGGTAGTTCGTGGTCGTCAAGCCCCACTTCAACGAACCCTCATCGAGCACGTTGACGCGATCGGACGAATCACGGTGGTACAGACCCACAACCTGAAAGTTGCTGTTGTTCCGTACCTTGATCTTCCACTTCGCCTGGGAAGTGGACATTTGCCGCTTCGTACCCTTGTCGAAGATACGGGAAGCGAAGTAATACTTTTGCAGCGGCGAGGAAATATCCTGCCACTTACCCATCGGGTACTTTTGCAGATACGATGCGACAAAATCATCAATCTGCTCAATGCCTAAAGCCATTGTTACTCCTTATGAAGTCACCCGGCTTGATGCTCCAGTTCTTTGTAATACTGGCGCATTTCCTCTTCGAGCGTTTGAGGCGGATCGGTGGGTCGCGTCTGCGCTCCGCCAAGCCGACTATTCGCCTGGGAAGAAACCTTGCGGGTGTGGTTTTTGATAAGTCGTTTGTCGTACTCTTCGGGAAAGAGTGACCGGGCAACACGCTCCACAAGAGCATCCTGATCGACCGTCCTTCCCATACGCTCCATCACTTCAAGCTCGACCTGAACGTGGTCGTGCAGGTCCGCGCGTCGTTGAAGTTCCGCCGCGCTTTCCTCTCCGGTCTTCCCGAACAACTGCGAGAATTGCAGGCTGTCCACACTACGATCAAACCGCTCCTCGGCAGCTTGGGCATCCGCATCAGCGAAGCGGCTTTCCAATACTTCCAATCGCGATTCGTAGGCTTCCACCTGCGATTCGTAGTGATCACGCAAAGAATTGAATTCCTCGATGATCTCGTCGTCGTAGATGTCAGGGTCCAACCGAACTTCGTAGCGACCGGATTGATTCTCGGTCGGCTCTTTCGGGGCAGCTTCCCCCTTTGGTTCCTTGCCTCCCTTGTCCTCTTCGCCTTCGGACTTGAGCTTATCCCGCTCAACATCCACCTGGCGCTCGAACAGCTTTAAGGCACGGTCCAATTCCTCGCGTGTCTCGAAATCAGCAATATCCTCTTCGCTGAATCCATACGCGGATGCCTCGGCTTTGGCTTCATCTCGCCAATCGGCGGACTCTTCCTCGCCGGATTTGTCTTCCTTCTTAGGGTTTGTACTAGCGGACAATGTCCGGTTTGTTGACTGGTCAGTTTCGGGGTCGCGTTCCGTAACTGCTTTGCCCGAACCGAGTTTCTCCGCATCGGACGTTTCTTCCGCTTCGGAAACGGATTCGTCGCCGTTCTGATCTGCGATAATCTGATCGACCGCAGCTTCGATGTCCTCGTGCGTTGATTCTTCCGTCAGTTCGATTGTGTCAGCCATCAGGTTCTCCGATTAAATCGTGCAGCGTTAAACCAATGCCGCATAACGCCTTATAAATCGTGCAGCACGAAAGAATAATTCGTGCATCTTTCGTGCAATGTTTCGTGCTAGTCGCCAAACCCGGCATCTGCGTCTGCAAGACCGCGAACCTTGAGCAGTTCACGCCGTCCTTGCCGACTTGTGATTTCCAATTGCCCACTGTCCCGTACAGTGACGCCCTTGATGTTGTGTTTGCGAATCGTTTCCCGCATCTCGCCCACCTGGTTCTTCATGCAGCCGATGCCGTCTGAAATCAGGGGGTCGTGATCGCGGTAGGTATTGGGAAGCGGAAGACGTCCGCCTTCGAGCCAGTTATCGCTTTTCTTGCGTTTCAGGAATTCCTTCCGACTGACTTCTTTCCCGTTGATGATGTACTTCATGCGGGACTCCTTCCCATTGCTGCTGCCATCTGTCCGTTCACCTGTGAACCACCGCCCATCAAAGATTGAATCATCGCGTTGGAACGTGCCTCTTGCGTTCCTCCCGTGGGAATGTTCCTTCGCACGTTCTCCGTCGTCGAATGTGATCCGCCGCTGTTCTGGTCGCCCATCATCATCATGGGATCAGCGAACGTGATGAACCGCTTGAATTCCGGTCGATTCTTCAGACGTGCGATTTCTTCCACGATCGCCTGTGCGTCCAGAGTAGCGCCGGATGCCTGGAACAACGGCCATAGCGGGGTGAGTTGCTGCAAGACCTGGAATAACTCTTGGAGCTTCTGTTCGGGGGTCTTGAAGACCATCGAGTACGGTTCGACCTTGAACTCGTATTCCTCGAACTGACCGTCCCTATGACCAGGAATCCAGTCAGAAGAAACCTCAATTCCTGAGTTTCCGATCTCCATCGACGACTGGATCTCAAGAGTCTGGTCCTCCCACATCAACCTCCCAAGATCGAGAATGCAGTCAGAAGCGAAACCGACCACCGCCATTCGCATGTCGGCCTCGTTCCGCGAAACAGCCCCGTGGATCAATTCCTCTTGCCCGACCGTCGCCGCTTGCGGACCAAGTCCTCCCATCGCTTGAAGGTTTCCGGCGAAGCGGTCGTATTCGTCCTGAATGAACGTCGCCAGAGCCATGTCGCGCTGGTCGATACCGCCCACTTCAAACTGCTTGATCTGCTCCGGTGATCGACCGTTGACCCAGCTATTCCGCTCCGCAGTCCTCACTCTCTCGGCAAAGTCCGCTTCTTGCGGGGGATAGACGTTCACAACTCGGTGAGCGTCCGAATCCGCTTCCATACGTCTATGAAGACGGTTCTGGAGGTCGTGCATCCCCTTCAGGTTTACAGCAGGAGAAGCAGGAATAATGTTGTCGGGAACGCTTCCCAGGGAGAGGAACTTGTACGGTCCCGCCTGAGAACCCTTCCATTCCCGCTCGATCAGCGGGGGAAGGTCTTCGTCACAGGCCATCGTCGCAATGCTGTTGTTCTCAGCAACCCAGACGTCCTGGAGCCAGATCATGTCCTTGAGGTCGTCATCCTCTACCCAGCCGTCTCCCGTGGCGACGTCTCGACCGGACCCTTCGGTTTCCTTCTGCTGTCGGCTGGTGGGCTTCAGCTTGTCCTTCACCGCCTTGGAATACCCAGGCTCGTCCATCACCTTTTCGTAATCAGCCCGGTAGCGGTGACCGCAGTACCGCATCTTGGAAAGCTCCCTGGCGCTCATGTCCAGGATCAGATCATCCAGAGCGACACGGTTGAACCAGGGTTCCCCCAGGTCGAGCCACACGTCTTCCTCTGATTCGAGCAGACCGTGGAAGCGGGTGTCGGTGTCGCGCATCATCACGACTCCGCAGCCCAGGCAGAAGAATGCGTCGAGAACAATCGCCCGGAACGTCTGGTCCAGGTTCATGTCCGCGATCAGCTTGTTCAGGTTCACCTCGAAGCGTCGGGCGAACGGGATATTGTGTTCCCGCGGCGTGGAAACCAGAACTTGCGGACGATTCGCCGCCAGAGCGATCGTGTAGATCCTGGCGGTCTGATTCATCAGATTGACAAGAACCTTGTTGTCGGACCCGGATTCAGAGTACCAGGAACCGACGTAATCCTTGATCAACTGCTTGCGAACGCGGCGAAACGGCTGCAACGCTTCTCGCGAAGTCTTAATCGCCTTGAGAAGACGACCGCGTTTCTCTTTGTCTTTCAGGTCGATCATGCTTGACGCCAAATAAAAAGAGGGAGGCTTTCGCCACCCCCTCATAGGCGTCGATGAATTGAGGCATCTCGGCGGGGATCAATCCGCTTGTGCCAATTGGAACCGGCAAAAGCCAGCCCCTCTATTTTTCAATACTCTTCAACTTCTCTTTCGCGTGGGCCAGATTAAGGACCGCTTGCGAAAACTTCAGGGCTGCGTCTTCTCTCGCCGCATTCGCCTCGACTTTGTCCAGGCATCTGTTAATTGCGGCTTCCATCTTCTTCTCGTCCATCGGGTTCTAACTCCGAAATGAGGACATTGTCCGGTTCTTCTTCACAACCAAAGAAGTATTCTTCCACAAAATCACACACTTCGCTGCGGCATTTTTCGTGCCTGCGATTTATGTAATCAATGAGTTCTGATTCCGAAAAAGAGGGCATTGTCCGGTTTTACTCCATGTGCAAAAGGTCGCGTATGCTGAAACTGGGACTTGATGACCTTGTTCTCCGCTTTTCCTGTTGCTCACGCCACAGGAAGCTCCCATATTCGGCAGTTTCACCGCTTTCCTCTGAACTGTCAACGGATTTTCCCGTTTTCTCCTCGTCGTAGACCAGCCAAGCCACCCCAGCAGCGATGCAACGGTCGCCGTGAGCCTTCTCGTCACCACTGACATTCTTGGTCGGCCTGTGAACGATTTTGCCGTTCTCCCACTCGTATTCGCCGCATTCACGCACCAGATCATCGCTACGGACCACGAATTCGCCCGACGCCATCGCGATGCCCATATTCTCGAACAGATTCGCCTTGTCGTCGGTCTTCGTATTCGCCCAACCCGCCTTCCTCGACTTCTTGCGGGAACCGATCTCAGCGACTTCTCGGTAATACACATTCCCGTAGCAGCGGGTTTCCATGATCTCCTTCGCGAACGGACCCGACACGCCCGAATCTTCCCAACCAAGCAGGGCATTCCTCAGCCAGAGACAAAGGCCCAGCACGTTCTGAGCGAAGATGATCGACTGCATTCCCCTGATCGTGTACTCCAAGACCTGCTCGCCCGTCCTGTCGTCGATGCCGCACGCAACCGAATTGCTAGAGTATTCCGTCTCGCCACCCATCGCGATGTCACAGCCCAAGGTAAACGGACCCAGCGGTGCGGAATTGTCGATTCCCGGCTTGAACCACAGCTTGAGAGGGCCGTCGCTGCGCGCGATCAAACCCTTCAGCTTCAGCGTTTCCGAATCGAAGATGGGCTTTCCCTGCCATACCGGGGCTTTCACGTCCCGAAAGCGGACGGTGTCTAGCATTTCGGCATCGAACGGCTTCCCAACGGCTCCGCGGGCGTCCATGTCCAATTCGCGGGCCACGAATCGGGGAGTACCACCCGGCATGAGACAGTGGGCATCGTACCAGGGCGAACGAATCTTCCCCTCGACCTTATGCCCACGTCGCTCGATCCGCTTCAATTCCCGCTTGTGCTCATCCAGGTAAAACCGGACATTGTCCGCTTCTTCAGGGCGAATTGATGCCGGCTTCCCGTCCGTGATCAGGTAAGCATTTCGCGAATGATCCGGGTTATCCTTCCAGTCCAGCTTAATCACCCGGTTGTTCTCAGGATCGGTCGCCGACTCGTAAAACACCCCATTGTCCGTTCCGAACGTCGAAACCAAGATGGTGCAGTTCGTGACGTGGGAAACTGAGGACATGACCTTGAAGTCTTTGTTCCCCGACACGAATTCCTCTGAACCAGGCTCGTCGAACGCGAACATCGTCTTACGGCCACCACGCGCCACGTCTCCCGTCGCCGCGTAACCGGAAAACACGGACCCATTGTGCAGGGCGATGGTGTGCTCGGTCGAATTCCTGGCGTATCCCTTCTTGTGGTTCTTCCGGTTGGGAAGGAACCACGCAGGCAGAAGATCCATCATCCACGCCAGCTTGAACATCACGGCATCGGCATCCGTGCGGGAATCGACCAGTTCTTCGTTCCGTGTGACCAATCCGCCAGAGAAACCGGAATCCTTAAACGCCCGGTGAAGCATCACGCCAAGGTAGAGGTAAGTTCCGCCTTGGGCGCGGGACTTGGGAACGGTCAGCGAAATCGGGTGCTCGTTCTCCGTCGCTTCGTCGATGGTTTCTTCCATCCTGATGATGACGGGGTCTTGATGGGGCCACGTCACGAAGGGCTTTCGCTTGATCTTCGCACGCGGTTCGTAAACCCAGAGGGCAGCGTTGAAGAAAAAGAGAACATCGTCCATGCAAGCCTGATAGAAGACGTCGCGGAATTCCGTGTCCTCGATCGCTCTCTTACGGCAGCGAATACGCCATGCGACGTTTTCAGTGGGGTCTTTCGGTACGCGGAACCGCATTAGCTATCCTTGAACACCCCGCCGAGAATCACCCCGTATTCGTCGTACACCTCTTGCGAAGTCATGCCGACAATATCCACCCGCTCCCCGTCGATGATGACGATTTGCTTGCCCTTGCCGTCCGGCGGTTGGATGTAGTCCGGCGATTGCACGTCGAACCAATATCGCCAGCCGTTCACGAACAGCTTGCACTCCTCAAACGGTGCGTGAACCTTCTGCGTGTCGTACTTCCAATCCATGCGGACTGGAGTGCCACTGAGAAACTCGGCAGTGATGTGCGAGTCGCCCACTTCACCGTCTTCGGTATTCATGAAGGCCACACCGATTGGACAATCAATCGCTCCCGACTCGACATAGAACGGAGCGTGCGGAAATGCTTTATTGCCCTTGGTGGGTGGCGTCAAGCCGATGGCGTAACCGGAGCAGTAGAAGTATTTGATCACCGCTTGAAGGTCATACGTCGTGCCGAAGTCTCCACCTAGCGGTTCGGTGCGTTCCGCCAATGCGGTAATCGCCGGATCGTTGATGAGATAGAGCTTACCGACAGTCGCTTTGGATGAGTGATACATCCGCACGCCGCCGCGTTCACCGAAGCAATTCCACCCGACGATTCCATCCTTCATTCCGATGCAGGCGTCTTCGTAGAACTTGTGGTTCGGTCCCTGGTCCCACGCCCAATAGAGCAGGCCGCGACAGTTGCACGCTTCGATGCCGTCCATCTCGCGCCCGAAGGATGCCGCGCATTGGACATTCACGCGGGTCTTGTTTGGGTTGCCGCGTTCGAGTGCCAGTTCCATCGACTCCCAACCGAAACCATAACCCGACAGATAGAGTCCGTAGCCCGATGAGGAGTACGTGTAGCAATTCTTGACGGTGGAATTCTGCCGCGTAATCCACACGCCTGAACCGTTCGTGCCGAAGGTTTCCCAACGGTATTTTGTGCCGTCCGTGAACTCCACGACTCGCTTGAACTGCGGCTTCTCATGACCCAGACACCCGACGATGACGTTTTCGGTGATTTCGTTCGCGTGCTCCGTCCCGTCCTCTTCCATGATGCCCGCACCGGTATTTCCGAATAGGACATTGTCCTTCACCTGGATATAGTGCGAACCATGAATTGTGATTCCCCATGAGGGGGAGTCTCTAACAACGCACCCGGAAATAGTGGACTGGTAGGGAGAATCACTTCTTCCCCCTGGAGTGCCGAAGGAATGGTGAGAGTGGATTGGATACCGCCCTCTCTGGTTGGTGGCAGTCCACAAGATAGTGCCATCTTCAGCGATGACGGTTTCATCGGTGTCGGTGTCATTCTTCGTTCTCCCCATGTCCCGGAATTCGGTGTATCGCAGATCGACATAACCCCGCATGTGCCACGCGAGATGGCCACGGTTGCCGTTCGGGTTCTCCGAGCGAATTACGATGTCGCGGGTGAGGTTGCATATGTGGGGGAAGCGTTCGAGGCCCGTGTGTTCGTCTCTGAATCCGGGATGGTCGTAATCCAGAGGACGGTCAAACGAGACAATACCTCTCTCAATGGCGGTGATTTTCCTTACTTCGTCATTCTGGTTCGGCATGTGTCTACCGCGCTGGGAGACTGCTTGGATCGTGTCTGGGACGAGAATCTCATCACCGACTTTCCATCCTTGAAGAACTGTTGTCTCCATAAGGATTGAGTCATGCCCTTTTCTGACGTCTGAATAAGCACGCACAAACGGCGTCTTCTCAGTCCCGTGATCCGCGAAGTACCCCAGATTGATAATCCCATTCGACCACCGCTTCGGGTCTTTCTCGAACGGATAGAACGGCAGGTCGCGAATGATTAGCTTGCTGCCGGGGTGCATGATGACTTCGCCGCCGGGGTAGATTAAGAGCGTGCCGACGTTTAATGCTCCGTAGATGTCCAACCGCCCCTTAACAGAAACGATTTCTTGGGTTATCGCTTCGTGGGCAAGAACCTCCTGATTAGTTTCAACAACCACCGCCCCGTCAAACTTCCCGAAGTCCGGGATGTAATCATGCCCCAACCAATCGGAATCTGGAAGCGGGTCGGGATCAGGACCAGGATCAGGCTGTTGAGCATCGGCAATCGCCTTGAGAATCCCGTCGATCTCCGCACCATCGAGATGCCGCTTGTCGCAATAGTCAAGCATCCGGGCTTCGAGGGCATCTCCGTAATCGTTCTGCGAACAGAGCGAACGAATTAGGCTGATCTCAGTCTCGTCCGTCGCTTGGGAGACACGAAGATTCGTGAAGTTCTCTTGTAGTTCGGAATAGCTCATGGACATCTACCTGTCGGGCAGTAGGAACGATAAAAACCGGACATTGTCCGCTTTTGGCGACCGTAAGAACGTCGCGGATTGCCGCGTTCGTGCTCGTTACTGTGGAGTTGTTCCATTTGACGCCTAGAAAGGCCACGCAACTCCCCAGCAGTAAACCCATGAGTCGTTCGGAGGTGATTCTGGATACTGCCAGGGTACGTCCACATCGACCGGCTCCCGAACTGGAGTTGGTAGGATGATGCCTTTGGCTCCGCAGGAACTTTCTCGACCGTCTGCACCGCTTGAGCCTTGTCGTACTTCTGCTTGAACTTCGAGAAACTCTCCCATCCGACTAATCTCCTCCACCCGGTGTTTGAAGTTGGTGATTTGAAATGGATTGTCGGGAAGGCCCCCACGAATGCGGGAGTCTCCGTCACGGGAATGAACCGGAATCCTTCGTAGATGACGGGTTTCGAGTAATCACCACTCACTCCGAGATCAGTGAACATTCTGACGCACACCGGACATTGTCCGCTCACGTAAACGTAGACATCCTCGTAATCCACGGCAGGAGGAGGCGGCGGTTCTTCCGGTGCAGCACCGTCCGGTTCCGGCTTAGGTTCCGGCTTCGGCGGGTCCGGGATGACGATCACAACCTGGTCTTCCGGTTCGGGAACGTCCGCCGACGCTTGAACGCACCCAACCAACAACAGGCAAATAAGCAAGTACCTCATTGGTTCGCCTCCCGCCATTGAAGTGATTCATCGCTTTGGAGCCAGTCGAGCACCAGTTGAATCACCATCTGGATAATCATCGGCCAAAATGCGAATTGGACCGGATTGCGGAATAAGGATGGTCGTTGTACCCGATTGGTGACATAACGGTACGCCGACCGCCGCTTCACCCCATCGGAATTGAACTGCATCGCCGTTGACGATCTCCAGTTGAGAACGTGCGGAGTCACTTCGCGAACGAGGTCCGCCTTCGCACCGTAGTATCGCTTCTCGGCGACTACCGCTTCGGAAACCGAATCGTAACTTGTTCCGTAGACTTTCATACAAGCACGCTTTCTTCCTCGAACTGAAACACGCCCTGCCGCAACCGCTCCACCGCGATTTCGCAATACTTCTCCTCAATCTCGATGCCGATTGCTTTTCGGCCTAATTGCTTCGCCGCCACTAAGGTTGTGCCGCTGCCCATGAAAGGATCGATGATCGTTTGCGGTTCTCCCGCTTCCTTGATGCACCACTTCATCAATGCCAATGGCTTTTGCGTCGGATGGTGTCTCGTCTCCTTATTTGCCCCGCCAAGTTCCTGTAACATTCCTTGAGATCGCCATTTGAACTTACGCACCGCTTTTTTCAGATTTGTCCACGCCAACTCACAATCGGCAAAATCATTTGCGCCGTTATCTTTATCCCATACGAGCCAGCACGACGATTTTCCAAGGTTGTAATAATTTCCGCCGAATACTATTGCGTTCCGAGCAATGGAAACCGACATTTCCACTTCGCTGTCTTTTGTTTCATTATCCCACTCGCTACCGCCATACCCTCTAGCGTTTGCCAGTTTACTTCTGCTTGAATTGCCCCCATGTTCGCCAATCCCATACGGAGGATCAGTCAGCACCAAATCCACCGGCTCCAACTGCGGCAGAACTTCGCGGCAATCAGCGTTGTAAATCGTGATGCCGTACTTCTCGTCGTGGTAGTATGGCTCTATCATGTGAACACGCTCTCCTTCACCCAATCGACCGGACGCGGCTTCGGGGTTGTTAAATCCGATAAGCCGATCATCACCGTGTATCTGTGGTTCCCCATATCATCGACGACCTTGGGAGCTACTTCGGCCCATCCGTTGTTTCCCCAGGATCTCGACCAGGAATTTGCGAGCCAGAGGTATTTTCTTCCATCCCTATCCACTCGTTTCGAGTAACCGAGGAATGCCACAGCATGTCCACCGCCTCCAGTAGTGAATCTCTCAACGACTCCATTATTGTCTGGTCGGAGACCCCAGGAAATTCCGATCTCGACGCCACCCTGTCCGCTGGCCAGATAATCATACACATCAGAGTAATTGCGACAAAACGCATGACTTCGTATTCTGAACGGTTCGGCTGCGGACCATGCTGCATCGGGAATCCTCGACGAATATCTCACAGGGTTCGGGTACGGAAATACTTCCAAAGGACACATACCATACTGCTGAGCACACTTACGGCCACCGTTGATCGTGCTGCCGGAATCCCTTCCCAACAACCCGTCAATCTTCTGCGTCGCCAAGTACGCGAAGATGTTCGAGAACTGGGTCACTTCGCCCGTCGCGATGTGGTAAGACATCTCGCAGACCGAGGCCAAGGCATGGCCCTGGCAGCTTCCCATCGAACCCTGATTCTCGATTTTGTGCCACGGACGGGGATCAATCTCTTCGGGCGCGGAATACAGACCGCGAACGAGGTCGC